GCTGATCGACATCGCAAACGTCTTTCCGGAACGCACAGCACCATCAGCAATGATTGTCTGCTTGTCTGGATAGCGGCGCCACCAGTTGATGATGTCTAACTGTTTCCCTTTGAATTGATCAATCGGAGTTGTCATTGACATCACCACCCTTTGGGATACTCTCATCAATTGCTGCCAAAAGCTTGTTCAGTCCTCCATCTTGTCCTTCTGGTGTGCGATAGGCGTTGGCCTTAGCTTCCATGATGTCAGCCTCAGCTTTGGACTTGCGAACATCGGCCTTAGTTTTCTCAATATCAGTAATAATCTTCGTTAGCTGAGCATTGAGCAGCTCATCATTACTAGGGTAACGCTTTAACAATTCGCGTCCTGCTGCCATGCGGTCTTTGATGCTTGGCTCGTTTTCAACAGCATCTGCACCGTCTGGAGTGCTAACTATAATTGTCTCTTTTGCCTCTCCACGGAGAACGGTAGTGAAGTATTGAAGCACCTCAGCAGCCTTGGCAATCTTGTCAGATTCGAGGCGTTTCATGCGTTCGTCGATGGCAGCTTTAATGTTAGGTTTTGTTAGGTTTTCTGCACCGACAAACCTAGCCGTTCTTTTGCTGTATCCTGCTTCTAGTGCCGCTTTGGTGGCATTGCTATCAGCAATATAAGAGTCAACGAACTTCTTCTGTTTTGCTGTCAGTCGCATTACATATCACCACACCTTCCTTCCATTAAAAAAGCGGTAGCTAGTTAGCTATCGCTGGTTATAATTCATTAAGCTGTTGTTACTCCTGGATTTTCTTTACTAGGCTGTTTCTTCTTATCAGCCTTGGTCTTGTCCCGCTGTTTTTTCAACTTGTCCTTGAGGTTCTTATAGACGTCTTTTGGTGACGGCAAGTGGAATGCCACAGTATCCACCCCCTTTTTGACAAGCATACCTTACTTTCAGGATGTGCGTATCCGCCTCGCGTCTTAACTTGATTAGAGCGTGAACGGACAATTTCTCTGTCAATCTTGCCGATGGTCCACGCTTCAACTTTCGGCATGTAAACGCCGTATTTTGTTGTAATCATTTGAGCCATGAAATCACCTCACACATAGTAAATGGCACGAGTATCATGATCGCTGTATTCGACCAGCTCAAACGTTTTGTGAGCAACCACGCCAATATCATCAGTCCATTTGTCGGTTGGCTTGCGCGTCGATACTTGACGCTGAACGAATCCGCCTAGGTCTTTGCTCATCTCTGAATGGAGATGCCCCGTAAACAGCTCGCGGTTCTGCGCTGTGCCTAACATGAAGCCAAACTCATCTAGGTATTTTGCAAGGTAGTTGTTCTTACCCTTGTCACCATGAGTGGCACCAATGAAGTTATGGCCGAGCATTGCGCCTTTGTAATGCTTCAGCGATATATCCCAAGTGATGTTTGTCTGGTTGCTGTAGGCACGTTTCAATAAACGCGCAAACATATAACCAACTGACGGATCATGATTCCCGGCGCAATACATGACCTCACACTCATTGGCGTTCTTAATGATTGCTTCAATCAGTGTCTCGAAGTATTGTTCCATTTCGTTCACAGTCTCGCCTAAGTCGGTTGTTTCGAGCTGTGTTCCCTTTGCTGTGGTTGAGTTGATATTATCCACATGAGCCAGATCACCGCCCAGAATGAGCAATATTTTGGCGTAATGGCCGCGCTGAATGATCTCTAGCTGACGCTTCAATGATTCGGCATAGACATCAAACGTGTGACCATTGAAGTGTGTATCAAATGCCGGAATGACCAGATAGCGATCTGATTCCACAAAAATAGGAGCCTTAGCTTGATACGGCTCCTTGTGTGTGATGATGTCATTCATCAATGATTCATATTGTTCTGCTTCAACTAACGGCCTGATTTGTATCTTGCTTTGATACAATGTCGCTTCAGGCGTCTGCTTCCAAAAATTGCTTGTGGCACGTACAAGCTCCCACTTGGTGTAATCGTACCCGTGAGCTTCCAAAACCTCTCTAGGCGTCATTTTGTGACCCCTGACAACCTTTAGAATGGTTTCACTGGATTGTGTTCCGTCTGAATCGTATTCATTCTTCAATGGCTTTTGGAACTCGATGCCAAGCCGTCTTGCTTTTCCCTGCAATGCGTCGTAGCTAATCCCTAGCTTGTCGGCCGTCTCTCGTCTGGTAAAGCCTTCAGAGGCGAGCTTCCTAATGCCACTGATCTGTTCATCTGTCCATTGCATCTACTCGCCTCCTGAAATATAATAATTGTGAGCCACATGCAATCATGTGCTGCTCTTTTCATTTTTATTCCTCAGGCTCTCGGACTCGTCCCCGAGAGCTTTTTTATGTGCCTATTATAAGTATTGTGTTACAATGACTTGGTGAGTTCATTCTCACACTCCAAAAGTGATTGGCCTTCGTTTTCCCAGAGCGAGGGCTTTTTTGTCGCACAAAAATAGCACCTCACCGTTTGGTGGAGTGCTTGAGTAAATAAAAAGACGCCGTGGCGTCCTGATGTAACATCACCGTTCCTGAAACATATTTCCGAGTACTAAAAAAAGAAAAAATATAAGAATAATGGTCTCAATGATCCCCAAAGCAATAGTTAGTAGCCAAACACTTGTGATGATTATCGATAACCATGAAGTGTCCTTTACGTTGAAAAATAATTCTGCAAAGCTTAAGACTGATGAAGAAAAGAAAGCCGCAGTTGCAACGAGTAATCGACTCATCAATTTTAGATCTGTATTCATTTCTCTAAGCTTAATCAGTAGCTCTGAACTTGTCTTCCCAGGAATAATTGAAAAAACCGCAAAGAGAAAAGCGGTAGCAATGGAAGAAAAAGAAAGGGAGGCAGACATAACATCAGTGTAGTTATTTATTTTTCTTGGACACAGCTGAAATAAAATTGCGCCTGCACCGATCAAAAATGAAACAACTAAAGCGATGCGATCCCTATGAAATGCCTCTTTAATCATTTTGATAGCAACAGGTTTTCTCATTATATCAATCCCATTCTAGGTTATATCTAGCTTTCAAAAAATTCATTTTTTGTTGGTAAGCCCAAGAAAGAAGATTAAAATAATCTTTAATCGTAATTCCCTTCTTCGAGTCGTAATTTATGGTCCCATCATACTTTAAGCGGTTTTTAATAAAGTCCATTTCTTTTTCAGATCCATCAGCAATACCTTTAACAACCGCTGTTTTCGTTTCTAGCCCGCTTTGAGTTGATAATAATTCATCAATCTTTTTCTTAGCTTTTCTCTTGGTTAGATCTGGCCCCATCATCACAACCTTGATGGTCTGGCTATTCATATCAGAAGCCGCCTCCAGATCTTTAAACTCACTTTGTGCATTATTTGCAAATGCAGAAAAATTATCAGGCGAAGCGACTGCATAACTGAACTCGAGTAATAGGTCTAAACCGTCAATATCAGTTGTACTTTGACCATCAAGGATCATTTGTAGGAACGCACCGGGACAGTTGAATCCTCTTTTGAAAAAACGCATCAACTGTTGATTTGTCAAATCGCCAGACTGACGTACTCGTAATAAAATCCTTCTAAATGGATCATAAAGAACCGGACTATTAATTAAAGGACCTATATTGCCGTCATCAATCTGTTTCATCAGCTCTTTAGCTCTAGGAGAGTCCTTCTGCATTCCTTCTAGTTCATTTGATAATGTTTTTAATCGAATATCTGGTCGCATTGTTAAGTCCCCAAATCTAACTGGTTCATTTGGGTTTACTCTTTGAATGTTCATCATCAACGCAAAGGTCTCAAGTACTTTCCCTCCAGGCAAAATTTGATCTCCTAGAGGAACCTTTTCCATTGAGGATACGTAGACCTTGTTGTCGTCAATAATGAATTCTGGAACTTTAGAATATTGCTTTTTTTCAAACACTTTCCAGAGATCTAGGACACTTTTCCGGAACGAATCCCTATTTGTTCTTTTGCCAAGTGCCATTTGATAGAAATAGACTCTTGCAGATTTGTATTTATTATCTGACATAATTGCATCTCCCAAATATTGTTTGTGATCTCAGTATAACAAAAATGGCGGTGGGTGGGTTCCCATCACCAACAAACAATATTTGGTGTACCAGCATTATATACGAACATATATTCGTAAGTCAACCGATACAATGTGGCTGGCGGGACCTGCACCCGCTGAATCTCTTATGTCAGCCACCCAGCTCGCTCTCCCAGTGTCAGATGGGGTCATCGCAAGCTGTGTCCGGTCGCTAAACTGGACAATGTGGCATGCGGGAATCGAACCCGCCTGACTATAACGGTCAGTCCATTTGCCACGCCTTGCCACAGCTTTATCATCACTGAGGCTCGGAGGAAAAACGCGGTGTCTCAGGTTTATCACCTTTGGCACAATACCATCATATGACGTTAACTATCCGCGAAGTGTCCGCTCTTTGTCCGCAAAGTGTCCGGTCTAGAAATAAGTAACAATTTCTGTAGGAAAAGGTGGCCAAAGCTCGGCAAAAGCACAAAGCGCCTCTTTTTTTGCATCATAATATGCTGTATGCCCATAGCCAAGCCGCTGCTGAATAGCAACGTCTTTCATTGGTTGGGGAATCAAGTACGCCAATTTAATGATCTTTGCCCAGTTCGGGTCTTTACTTACGTTTGGCATCGCCTTGTTAACAATATAATCGCACTGTGCTACTAAATCCTCGTCATCAAGAATATTAATTATTCTGTCCTCATTACGATTAGCAACAGTATCATTTCTAGGCATTCCATCAAGAGTGGGCGATTGAATTGATACGGCACCACGCAAAGTTTTTGACTTAGCCCGAGGATATTCTAGTAAAATACGTTCAGCATTGGCGGCTGTTTCATCTCGATCTTGTTTGCTTCTCTTGCCAAAGTAACTCGTTGCTCGCACCACTGCGTCCACTCCTTATGGTATAATTAAATTTGTAAAAGTTTGGGGGATAAGCGTGCCTTCGTGGTGCGCTTTTGTTATACTGTTTGTGAAGATGGTGGCTTAAGTTCCATTATTCAAAAGCCATGTATTGCATAAAAGTCCCTGTCTTCCACCCGTCGCTAATCCGGCGGTTTTTTGTTATACTGTCTTCGGAGGCCCACTCCAAATGATTATTACCCTAGGTTCAATTTACACACTGGCCTCCAGCGCGTCTCTCATCAGGCGCGCTTTTTTATTTGCTTTCATGAGGCCGAATGAGCTCCCATGGATCAATCCCAGCTCCATATGCGATTTTATCTAAGGTGTTGAGTGAAACACTGCCCTTCCCAGAGATTGCATATTCAAGCGTGTTGATGGGTATTCCGATCTCTTTTGCATATTTGGCTTGTGTCATGTTCAGATCGGATATATTCTTTCTAAGGTTTTCGGCCAATGCTCGTTTGCTGTCCAAGCTGTTCACCTCCTAATGCTTGTTTTTCCAGTTAGCCCACATCCACATTGCAGCACCTGATATTAGCAGCATGACGGCAATCATTGCTTTCCCTCCAGCAACTCTGGATTCTCCCTGAACTTAATCTCTCGTTTCATTTCTCCGCCTCTATTCTTCTAGTAGCCAGTCAATCAGCTTTTCTCCTGCCCAACCGATGAACCAAGTGAGCATCCCTAAGCCAATTAATAAACACAAGCAAATCAGTGACTTAACTAGTCCCAGCGTGATGAATAGATCGATAAATGGCTCAACAATAAAATCCCAAAGCGCTATGACCAATCCGCAAATGCTAGCTATTAAAATAATATAGGCAAAGGCGTGCTTGATCTCTCGTTTCATTTCTCCGCCTCCACATATGTCTTCCGGAAAATATCATCAGCAATTGGCCAGTGCTCGCCGTTGATACCCGTTGCGATCCAGTCCCTATCATGCAGGATAAGATCGCCTTCAAGAGTCACAATGATAAAGTGACCACGATAACGGTCAATGCCGTACGGATGAGCCAATGCTTCCCACTGATCAGGGTTGTGACATGCACGATATTTTTCTTGCCATTTAGCTTCGTTAAATTGCTCCGCCTCAATGGTTGCCGTTTTCCGATATTTCTTTGCTGTCATAGCTTGACTACCACTTTTAAGGCTCACTTCTTGTTTATTCATCGTCTTTCTCCTTTTTGATCTTCACGAACCCCGCGGTTTTCAGAATGTGAGCACGATCGGCGTCAGTTATGTCAGCGGCTTCTCCGTGATTCAGGCCAACTTTCCATGAGGTATCGCTTTGGTTTGCCTTGAATATGCTCTCAATGAGATCGGGGTTTATCCAACTACCGTCTTCAAGCTCAACGAATGCCATCGTCAGTCACCTCTTCTTTTTTAAAATATTCTCCGTCAAGCCCGAATGCACTTAGCTGCTCCTTTGTGAACACAGTTGAGGGGTTATCTTTTTTTACAGTGAAGCGCATACCTTCAGTGAAGCTAAATAATAGGTATAGCGGGGCATCGTCGGCATACCACCAGCTCTTAGGGGCTAGAACCCTATACTTCTTCTTCTTCACGGTGTAGCCGTTCCTGACCGCTTTCATTATTCGCTTGAAGTCTTTCTTTTTCCTTGAAGCAAAAAGATACTGAAAGGCTGCTGCCGCCTGCACATACGTGTCTGCATTAATCAACGAATCAATCGCGCCCCCAACGCTCTCGCTTACGGCTTCTTTTTCAGGTTCCTCAACGAATGTGACAGGCTGACCATCGTTTTCTTCTGCTATCTCTTTTGCTATCTTGTAGCTGCCACAAAGGCTTACTAATTCATCGCTCCATTTTGGAATCAGGCGGTTCCCACAAAAGTAAGTTTTGCCACCTGTTCTTGATATGATAATGTGTAGCTTTCGTTCGCTCATTTTTCGTCCTCTCTCCCGTAAATATTCTTAACAAGTGCCACAGCTTTCAGATTGGCATATTCGTTTACGTTACCGTCCACATAATCGCCCATAGAAAGCAGATTTTCTGCACGTTTTAGTGCTTCTTCGTAATTCATCTTTTTTTGCTTTGGTTCTACGGGCACTAGCTTGTAGCCCACACCTTCGTACATGACGCCTATGACCTTTCCAGTCTTTTTGCTGACGTAGATGTCATCGAACGTGTTGTCTCCAGTTTTCATTGCTCGGCCTCCTCACAGCCACATAGCAGCGCAGTAAGCACAACGGCCACCATCGCACTATCAAGCGACATATGTTTAAACTCTTTTCTCGTCATTTGTGTGCCTCCTCAATCGATCTCTGCGACTTCAACTCTCGGATTAGCTTTGTCAATAAAGAACCGATCTCGCAGTTCTACAATGTGATCCCAGTTGTCGTTTTCTAAAAATTCAGCCTTTTGCATGCCGTCGAAGATAAACTTGTGCTGAAACGCGATGTTGTCCGGGTCTGTTCGCTTGTCATACCAGTACCAGTCGAAACTTAGGGGTTTTCCCCATTGAAATTTCACGCCCTGATTCATCGCTTTTCTCACAGCCAACATTACCGTTTCCGTTGCTTGTTTCTTGACTTTTGCTCCGCCGAACATATTGCCTCGTTCAACCTTGATGTACTGGTTAAGAGTCATGAGGGGCAATGGAATAATGATCCTGTTCACGCTGGCTTCACGTCCTTCAGATAGTATTGACGTTGCTTGCCATCAACCATCTCAACCGTTGTGATTAGCTCTTTGGGTGCCTTGCCATCAAAAGCAACTGGCTTGTTGATGGCAAGGCTTGCACCTCTGGCATTGTATCGTTCGATCCTGATGATTCGTGCCACACCGCCGAGATCACGCACGCCCATGAATACTCGATCAGGAACCATAACCAGATCACCGACCATCATTTTTGGTTTAATTGCTTGCATTTGAAAATTCCTCCTGTTCAATGCTTCGCGTCAGTGAAAAGTCCAGCGTTGCGAAGGCTTCACCAATCCATAGCAAACGGCTCAGGCTTCCTGATACATCACCGTCAACACGAATACTTTTTTCCGCTTCAAGGATCGTGTGCCGATCGGCGTAAATAATAGCTTGTACGAGCGTTACAATGTCTTTCCACTGTGGTTTGGTAATGTCCAAAACACCGTCATCATAGTCACGTTCAAGATCCTTTATCGATCGCCTGAAGATTGCTTCACACGCCTGTAAGCGTTCATCCAAGTGTTGCAAATATCTATTCGTCATTTCTTCTGCTGTCACGATCTTTTCCCCCTTACGTCTGTTAGCTTTTCAAAATTCAAGGTGCAATCTTTTGATTTTGGAATAATTCGGCTGATGAGTTTGCTGTTGTACATGCGTTCAAGCTCATCCATCTCATTGTTGGTTGTGATGATCGTTGATAGACGAGGCATGTTGCTTTCAAAATCAAGACGGGCATTCGCTACACGGTACATCAACTCTTGCATGTCGCGTCTCACAGGTTTGATGTCTAGCTTCATACCACCTTCCGTCCCGAAGTCGTCCATAACAAGCACCTCAGCCTCTTTCATTGCGCGCTCAATACCTGCTAAACGCTGGCGAACTTCTGGCGCATCGTATTGCAAGCTCATTAGGTTACTTAGCTCTGCTGTTGAGATAAACAGCCCTGACTGGCCTTGATTGCGCAAGCTGGTTAGCATTGCCAAGCCCAAGGACGTTTTACCAGTCCCGCGCGGTCCGAACAGAATCACGTTCTTAGGCGTTTTTTGCATTTGTTTTGCAAGCTTGTATGCTCGATTTCCCAGATCTCTTGATTTCTGCAAATCCGTCTGCATTTCAGGTAGCCATTTGTCGAACGTAAACTTAACTGGAACGTTTCCAGGGAAGACTGAGTAGCGATAAATGGCACGTGCCTTTTTACGGTTCAATGCGGCGATAGAGCGTTCGTAGAAGCGGTGTTCGATCTCGGCCTGAGTTGGCAACGTATTAACGTCAATCCCACGCTTCTCAATGATTTTTTGCACGTCTTCATGCGTGAATAATCGCCTAATCGACTCCATATCCCCAGTTCTCCTTTACTTCTTTGCGGTCTGGTTGCTTCTCAGGCTTCTTAGTGTCGTATTCGTTTCGCCAGCCATGACCGGTGAACCAGTTGCCAGCGGTCGTTACAAAGCCTTCTTGCTTGTTGTTGAGCTTGATATAGGCTTTGTATTCAGCAATCTTTGCCAGCACCTGATCCTTAGTCGTTTCACCAGATTCAACGGCCTGTACATAAGCTTCCTGAGATTTGGCGTAGTTTCCCTGTTTCTTTGGGTAGGCTGGCCACACTTCAGTTGCAAACTCTTCAGGCAGGCTCAACACACTCCCGTCCCCCTTGGGGGATTTAGGGGGTGTTTCTTTTGTATTGTTTTGTAATGTAGTGTCATGTAATGTGCTATCTTCTGCTATAGGTTTGCCATGGCTTTGCTTTAGGTCTGCTATAGCAGTGCTATGGTTCTGCCATCTTTTCTTAGCACCACGTTTCCCGGCTTCAGCTTTTTTGCTAGCCATTTTGGTAACGTCTGATGCCCAATTGTTCACATCCTCGGAGTACATACACTCACCGTTTTCGGTGAAGGCAAATAACCCGTAGTCTGAGACAACCGACTTGATTAGTCCGGCATCAATGTGCAAGCGATACCCGAGTACGTTGAATTCTAGGGGTAATTGATGTGTTGGCTCTTTTGCCAATGTCTCAATTAGTGCCCAGTACGCACCGTAACCGGCTATACCTTGCTCCATCATCATCTTGGCTATATTTTGCTGATCGCGAGTATTTAATGGATGCGGCATCCAATCTGCTGCCAAGCGATCACCTCCGTTTTAATGAGCCTCACACCCATTTCTATGGTTACGCCATATCGTCTGATTTATTAGAAGGGAAATGGTGGCTCATCCGCATCGCTTGGAGCTGGCGGCATTCCATTGTAGGATCCGGCCTGGCGCTGATTGGTTGATGGTGGGGTTTGACGTTGTGTCTGGGTTTGTTGTGATTCAGATTGCTGGCTAGATTGCTGATGTTGCGTCGGTGCTTGAGGTTGTGGTGCCTGACTATTTTGACCGTGCAGGGTCATTGCAACCGCTTGGCGCATTGAGGCATCCTTTGCATTCTTTTCAAGCCATTCCAGGTAACTGCGGTCACTTTGGACAACGTCACCTATGGTTCGGCCTTTATATTTTCCGAATGTAATCTTCATAGTATTGGCGTCGCCATTGTTCATGGTTTCGGTAGTCTCACGCTGGTTGAAATCCTTCATGTCCTCAACGTCTTGCGTGAAAACATTAGATAGTGATCCAACAGTCAATGTGGCATCAACTTGTGCACGTTTCTTAGCCATCTTCAACACCGTGTTTTGCAAAGTATACGGATCTTGGTAACTGACTCCGTCCCACGGGTCTTTTTTACGAGTCTGTTTGTTAAAGTTGTTCTTCCGATACCGTGTTTCTTTTGTGTTTGCGGCACCCAAGCCTTGTGTAATTAGATCAGACCCATGATAGAGACTAGCTTGAACGGTATAAGCAAAGAAGCCTCGGTCAAAGTCTTCAACTTTATCCACCACTTGGTACTCACTTTTTAGGCCAAGCAACATTAAGATCTTCTCTGCTCCCGGCTTTAACAAAGTAGGTTTCTGTGTTCCAGGAATAACGCCATAATCTTGATCTTTTTTCAGTTGGCTGTTGATAAGGTCTTGGAATTGATTAATGGCAGCAATTTCCTTAGTTGCTTGGCCTTGATCTACAGACATAATCAGCCCCATTGATGAAGTTTCATTTGGCTGTCGTTCTTGAATTTCTTGCATGATTAAACCTCCTTAAGTGATTCATACTTGATTTTGTTGTCATCCATGTATCTGGCTAATGCCCACATTTGTTTTTCAGTTGCGGTAACGCGCATTGCACGTGTAAACTTCGGTTCAACAATTTCACCCGTCGTCAAATCAATATCGGTTTGTCCAGTATTTGTTTCAACAGTTGCCCGGTTTAGCTTAGCGATCGCATCAGCAGATTCTTTGATTTTGGCTTGCCGATCCTGTTCCTGCTTGCGCTTCATCGCAGCAGAATCGATCTGCAACCTAATTGCGTCAAAACCTTGTCCCTGTTCGACCAAGGCAGTCCATCCTTCCGGGTCAAAGCCGGCTTGTTTGGCATATGCAGTGGTCGCATCGCGATCTGCTTTGATTCGACGCTTCTCGTTTTGAAGCCAACCCATGCGATCACCAATCAGTTTGGTGAGTTTTGCTTTTGAAATCTTATTGAGCCACTCATTCTCTATTTCGATCTCGCTAGGAATCAGGTCATAATTTGGGGCCATCTCCGAAATAAGTGCAATTGCTTCATTGCGGCGTTCTTCACGTTCCTGATCTTCAATGGCTTTCACCTTGTCGTTCAGTGGACTGACCGTGTTATCAATCAATCCTGTTAGCGTTTTAACCTTGGCTTCAAAATCCTTGAGAGGTGCCTCATAGTCCTTTTTAATTTCCTTGCGGCGAGAATCAACAGCTTTGCGCAAGGATCGCAATTCAGCGATAGAATGTTTGATGTCGGTTTTTGTGTCAGGAGTAACCGCCAAGCTTTCATACTTAGTAAGTCGCTTTTCTATGTGAGCCTTAAGTTCTTCAAAATTGTGAAATGTGATTTTTGGTTTCTCGTAGTCCACCCGATAAGTCAGGGTATCCGCGGTTGCAATGCCATTATTCATAGTCAAGCTTCCTTTCATTATTAGCAGCAATGGCAACGCCACTAAGCTGAACCAAGATGTATTTACGGATTTCTTTTGGATCATCTTTGATGTTGTCACCCTCAGGCCCAACATTGGTGATGACACTTTCACCAAAAGGAATTGGCTTTCCGTTCCAATCAAGCATGGTCATCAACCGCCTTCCGTGATAAACTTGAAATATAATTGAATGTTCTAAATTTTCTTTTTCCCGTAGTTGGCGCTACGGGATTTTTTTGTGCGCATTTGTTGAGCATTCGCTGACTAAGCTCAAACATCCAAAGCCAACCGCTATCTCCGTGGCCTTTGTAAATCACGTTTTCGGCTTGATCATGAATGTCTTGCCAACATGCTTTTGTGTCACGCATAGTTCTTCCTCCTAACGTGTCCATTGTTTCCAACCTCCCACTGCTGTGGCGCCGATCATGATGCCGGCCAGAGCGACAAGCAGATATTTCCAAAAGGCTGATGTTGGATCGAACAGCACTGACATGATTGCTTCTAACATTTGTTACACCTCAGTATATGTTTCCATGAATTTGTCTACGGCACCTTCATACCAGCGCATTTGGCGCTTATCACTTTTCTTGGCTCCATCATTGCCTGCGTAATATCGGGGCATTTTGGGATTGAAGGCAATTCTCTTGAACGCATCTGTTCTGGTGTCTAAGTGGAGCTTCGTGCCAAGTTCCTCTTGCGTGAGTCCTTTCTTAGGCCGCAGCTTTTCGATTTCAGTAGCAACTATGCTTTTGATGATTGGGACGACTGCCTTCACAGTTTCCTGAATAAGCAGATGTAAAAGTTCCTGGCTTTCATCTAACTTGACCGCTACATCCATGCTTTCACCTTCTCTACAGGTCTGATTTGGGACTTCAATGATCCAATTAGACTTTCCAGACTTTCAACCAATGATTCTCCCGAATCGATGTATGATCTGATCTTGCTCACATCAGTTGGTGTAAAGTGATCACGTCCTTTAGACATTGCTGGTTCTGCTCGGTCTCTAGCCTCTTCAAATTTCTTTTGAGCCATTTTTTCGTGGAGATAAACAACGTATGGATCGTCAGTATCAAGATCATCAGCAAAGACTCTCAATCCAGTTTGATATTCGATCACCGCGTTCAGAAATCGGTCATTGCCGATTGCAAGTGCAACGGGAATCAGCTTATCGTTCGGTATTCCTCTTGCTTCCCAATTACTAATAGCGGCCTGTGTGACGTGTACTCGTGCTGCTAAGCTCTTGCGTGTCAGGCCCTCTTCTTGAAGGCCTCTTGAAAATTCCTGAAAGATGTTAATTGCCATAACCACACCTCCTTTAAATGTGTACCGCCGATGTAGTAGTTTCACGGCGATATATGCGATGATTAAGCTGTAGCAAGGTAATCAATCATTTCGTTCCTTGCACGTTCTTTCTCAGCGCTGATTGCCATTTCGAGCATGTCATTGTCCATGGTTTCCCAAAAGGCTTTGGGCTTATCATCGCGGTAGCTCATCAGCGCTTCGATCATTTTCTGTCGATCCATGTGACTCACCTCCTTAACTTGAAAACTGAATATTGTGTGATCGCCTCCCGCCGAGTGCGATAATTGCATCGAAGGGAGGTGAAAATGATGGATAAAAAAATCGCCACTAAAGATGAATTGGAACTGAGAACGGTAACTCTTAAAACGCTTCAGAAGTTTCGCCGTCAACGACATATTCCAGAGCGTTCAGAGAAAGGACAGCTTCTCAACGAATTCCAAGATGAACTAGTAAGGCAGATACTTGCACAACTTCACCGATAGCATTTTGACAGGATTTTCAAAGCCAACAGTTGTTGACGTGTTGTGTGTCCATAACGGGAAACTCGGGTCAAAAACTCAAGTAATTTTTGCTTTGCAAGCTTTCGATTCTGCTTAAACCGATAAGATCCTGCAACGAAAGTCACGGTTATTTCTCGAAGCTCATCAGTGGGAGAACCGGGATTGTCAACTTTGACCTTCGTCACCCAAGGGATAAAGTGACCATTGATACGCAGAGAATGGGGTGTCTCTACCACCCTGTTCTTTTTTGGATTCATTTGACTGCCTCCTCTCGCTGGGCGGGAATTTGTTTACTTAAAGTTGACTGATATTCCAAAAAAATAAGATCTGGCTTCGTTTTTAAGGCCGTAGCAATTTTGAATGCCAATTCATAGCTAACGCGGCGTTCTCCACGTTCGATCAATGAATAATATCCTTTACTGATGCCAATCATATCTGAAATGTCTTGCATTGTAAGATGAAATTCCTTGCGGCGTTCTTTCAGCTTTTCATTCAAATGATCACCTCCTAATCAACTTTATGTAAACACTATAATCTACAATTAGTAAACTGTCAACGGAAAAATCAACTTTTTTTAAACTTTGTTGAGTTTACAATTTGTATACACTATTCTATTCCTATGAGGTGATATGATGAGCTTCGGAGAAAGACTAAAAGAACTTAGAAACGAAAAGAAGATGACCCAATCTGATGTCGGGAAAATTATAAATGTCAGCAAAGCGTCTGTTTCTTTATATGAAAAGAATGAAAGAACTCCTGACCAAGATTCCATTAAGAAACTAGCTCGTTACTTTAATGTTTCTACCGATTTTTTGCTTGGAGTTACCGATGTCCGTTCAAAGCCGGAGCAGATTGATATATCAGATTCAAAAAATGACACCATTATGACCTTCGAAGGACGCCCCATTCCGCCTGAAGACCTTGAGATAATCAAGAGACTTCTTCGAGGTGGCAAACATGATGACTGAATTCACCAGCGATATGTTGAGAGAAGTTTTAAACTACGGCTTTGACCGTGGAGTCGGTGCTGAGCTGACATATCAACTTAAACCGTATACTCCGTCAGTTTCTAATCCTGAAACGCGTTGGATTGCGGTTAATATGAACTGGCACAGGCCTAAGCAATTGCCCTACCAGGCTGCACATGAAATAATGCACGTGCTACATCGGGATCCGGCTTGTCTGTATTTCTATTCTGCATCAAAGAACAGTATTGAGGGCGAAGCAAACATAGGCGGGATACACATACTCGTTCCCTTATACTTTGCTGATATTGATCAAGAAGATGCGAACTTAAACCGATTTATGGAGGCCTTTGATATTCCATCGCCTATGGAAGATACAGCGTTAGAAGCTATAAAAGATTTCTATATATAATGGCTTAACAGTCCAGACACGGAAGACGGTAAAAGCTGACACTTAGGAGGGATCATCATGAAAAAATTAGTATTGGTTGGAGCTGCATTTTTAACTTCAATTGCTTTAGTTGCGTGCGGTAGTTCAAACAGTACAACCTCAAAATCTTCGCAAACGTCAAAGACTTCCACTGTAAAGGTGTCAAAGCCAAAGTCACAAGAGTTCCGTTTCAGCAAGAATGTTGCTGAAATTCATGACGTCAAAATTGAAATCACTTCGCAGAAGGTTATACCTGCCGGCGAAGGAATAAACTCCGGAGAAAAACCACTTTTGGCCTTTTGGTATAAAGTCACCAATAAAACTAACAAAGAAATTGATCCAACATCGGCCTGGCTAGCAGTTTTTGAAGCATACCAAGATACTAGTAAAAGCCAAGAAAATAAGCTTGAAGTTGGATCGTTACCTGACGAAAAATACCTAAAAACACAAACGGAAAATATCAAGCAAAACGCTACAGCAGAAAACGCTGTGTCTTATGAGCTTGATGACACAACCACTCCCGTAATCCTTCAAGCGCATCAAGGAATTGATGGCAAAAAGATCGGCGAGCAAAAATATGAGATCAAATAGCTTTCAATAACGTATAGTAATAAACCGCTGTGGTTTAACGCAGTCCAAATACTGACGACTATAAAAGCTGAATATTTTGGAGGGAAACAAAATGGCAAAAAAAGTAATGGGTGCTGATGGTAAGCAATATAAGGTGAAGAAGCCATTCTACAAGCGTGTATGGTTTTGGCTATTAGTTATTGTTGTGGTAGCAGCAATTGGTGGTGGCCTCAACAATAAGGGCAAATCAAGCAGTGAATCCACAGAAAAAACGGCGGTTAGCAAAACGGACAAATCATCTTCAAGTACATCAAAAAAGGAAAGCGGTAAGATTACTCGCGCAGACTTTGACAGCATCAAATTGGGTGATTTGATGCAAAACGGCAACGGTGGTGCCAAATTAGATGATTTAAAAGCCCAGTTTGGGAACCCGTCCTCTACCTCGAGCAGTACCACAAATGGAGTTAAGACTGATCTTGTAACGTGGACTAACGTTGAGGGTGGCTGGGGAGCTAACGTAATTGTTTCCTTCACCGACGGAAATGCGTTCAGCAAGAATCTTACTGGTTTCAAGTTAAGCCGCAAGCAAAAGATTACTTTAGCAGATTTCAACGCGTTCCAGGACGGTACAAAATACGCTGACTTCACCTCAAAATGGGGACAACCCGACTACTACAATGAAAGCCTTATCGGCGGTCAAAAGAATGTTGTGGCCGGTTATACATCTGGTGTAAAAGGTGATCTGGGTTCCAACTTCAACGTGACCTTTACAAATGATGCTTTAAGCGGGAAAACCCAGTCCAATATGAAATAGCCCTTTTACAGGCCCCTACTTGGGGCTTTTGTTGGGCACAAAAATAGCCCCGGTGGCGAGGGCTGATAAGCAAAACAAGTAAGCACTGTCAGTACATAAGTAAGCACTGTCAGTACATAAGTAAGCACTGTCAGTACAATGTAAGGAGATGTCTTACATGAAAATTGAAACAATGTGCGCTGAATGCCGCAATTATAAATCTAGAGCTGTCGCGGAAGTAACTGATGACGAATCACTGAAATTTATATGCCCTAGGGGCCATACATTTAAAGCAGTGTTACGCACCCCTCTGTATGTTCCGATATTTGAAAATTCTTTACGAGCATATGCTGATGAAGAATACTATGAGTGCTATCTAAGCGCAGTTACGAGCTTAGAAAAATTCAGAAACACAGCTATCAAAGCTTACTTTTGGTCAACAAATAACCACAAACCAATAGACAAAATCATCGATAAATCACAAGCTATTAAGTATTCAGAAAGATCTATTGCTTCGTTTGCAACGATTTCCCTACTACTTTTTGGAGAATCAGCAATTCCGATGTTGAACAAAATGTACGATTCCACAGAAAAACGCAACAGAGTTATTCACGGAACTTTGGTACCAACAAACGATCTTTGCGAAAAAGTAATTAAGAATGTTTACCAAGTTATCAAGTTTTTCCAAATTAGCTGGATTGACGGCGATGGGTACTGTCCCATCTCAAATTATCAAGATTCGATTGCCACGAATAACTATGAGGCAATTATTAGCAACAAAAGAGATCATGAGCACGCAGTTCTTATGGGAAAACTATACACTCTGTCAACTACACAAGTGGTACATAAGGATAAAGAACTAGACGTAGAATTCAATCGAAGCTTCAAAATAATCATGAGTATCCACCACAGATTTTTTGGGTGATCATATAGATAATGAATCGGGTTGGATAACCAATTGCCCACTACTTTTTTCAAAATAGACATTGTCATCAATTACAGCCGGACGATCATCTGAAATACCCTGAATTCTGATTGTGGAATCACTGGGTAAAGACTCTAAATATTTCACAAAATCCTTCACCTTGACAATTCCATCTTTCAAATCATATGAATAACTATAACCTAGCTTGTCTTCATTCATCATCGTCGCTCCTCTATGTGAATGTCTAGTTATCTTTCACTGATTATATCATAAAGAATTTCGTACTAATCATTCGGAACGTCATCACCGCCAAGATCCGGGATAAACTACATCCAGGGTCGTAGCTTTAAAACTCAGTTGAACTTGCGTTGTGTCGTTTAACGTGGGATGAAGCCGTATATCATTGACCAGGCTAATTTCGGTTCCGTTTGCAAAAACATGTCCATCTTTTATCTCAACATGATTTTCCATTTTGATCACCGCTCTTTCTGGTGGCTGATGAGATTTATTCACCTAATTATACCAAAGATGAATTGCATTCACCATCAACGGTTAAAAGCATAGCTACTCGTATCAAATTAATAGTTAAGACAGGAGTCTTACTTATGGCAAATTCAACGATCAGGCAGGCCGACATATTGTTACGAGAGTGTACCGTTATGCAGGTAGCTACGCTTGATACCGATACCGGTTTTCCTAATATAGTTTCGCTAACACCACTTAAATCACACCGATCGCTTAAAGAGATCCTTTTTTACACTAATCGTGACACTACTACCATTCACAACGTCTTAGAGAAGCCTGTGGTGGCTGTTTACTGTTTCAATGAGCTACACCACTCGTCGTTGTTATTACGTGCAAAAGCAGTTGTACTGACTGCTGAGGAGGTCATACCAAACTTTAAAGAGAACCTCAATACTTTTCAAAAATCGTTACAGTATGATCGCCCCGTCATCATTCGTTGCACCCCACTAACCGTCAAGATTAGATACAACAATGACATCGAGTTCAGCAAGCTAAATGAAATCTAAAGTCATTTTTTTGGAGATGCTCTTATGAACGGTCCAGATACATTAAGTGAGGCACACTTAATTGGCCTCATCATTGTTCTTATAGGCGTCTACTTCGCCCTATTTGGCCACAGGCATCATTGGGTACATTGGCTAATTGACCCTGATAAGCCCGGCAGCAGCCTGTGGTGGGCAGCCGTTTTTATCATTATCGGCGTGCTCATGATGATGGTTAGAAAGATGCAATGATGGGCAAACATGATGTAGTGCTATTAAACAAAATAGCCCCGGTAGCGAGGCTTAGGAGGTTTGCGGTATGATGACAGATTCAAATCTAAAAAGAAATACTATTAGCTTTATTAACATGAAAGGCGGAGTCGCAAAAACAACATTAGTAAAAGAAATCGGAATACTTCTCTCAAGTGAACCTTTTAATCACAAAATTCTTTTAGTTGATCTTGACCCACAGGCGAATCTTACGCAAAGTCTCTTTGAGGTTTACAATGTTATTGATACTTCAAAAATTACCACGGTGCAAGACATGAGAAATGCTGTTAAGGAGCTTCCCTCCATCTACAACCTATACAGCGACAATCCAATTGCTCCGCCAACATTAAACAAACTGATAAAACACTTAAGCGAAAATCTAGACATCATACCTGGCAGTCTCGATTCAGTTTTCTATGGTAAAAACAACTCTGGTGATTATGAACAGTCTCTTAGAAATACCATTAAACGTTATAAGCTAAAGGATAATTACGATTATATTCTCATTGACTGTCCACCAACATATTCGTCCTATACGGTTTCGGCAATGCTTGCCAGTGATTTCTATGTGATCCCCGTAAAACCGGACGCGTATTCAGCACTGGGTATTGATCTGTTAACAGAAGTCATTGAAAAAATTAAAGGGTCCTATGAAGATACTTTTACATTAAAGCCAATAGACAATCTCGGAATTATCTTTACCAAATACGACTCCAAAGCAAAAAGAGAAGCCTCAATTAAAAAAGATATTGAAACATCGAATCATTTTAAATATTTTTATAAGTTTTCCTCTATCTTTCCCAAGCAGGACGGCATTGCCACTTTGCAATTAAACTATGTGATTTCTCAAAACTCAAACTCAACAATGAAGAATGCTATAATCAACATATCCAGAGAACTTTTAAAGAGGGTGAATGAGCATGCAAAGTGAAACCTCGGAAAAGATTGTTTCTGAGCAACTTGTAAAACTCCAAAAACAAAAAACTACAAATGAAAGGCTTCGATTTTCTCTAATTGCTATATACGGTTCTCTAATAAAGTCAAAGGTTTTTTTTGACACCAACGCGGACCTTCGCCCATTCGTTGACAAACTACCAACAAATAGACGAGTCAAGGACTATCTTTTAAAAGCGCGTCCTCAAGTTATAGCAAGAATGGTCTCAGAGCTTAGCGTTGCTGATGATGCCCAACTGAATCAATTCGTTTCTGTGGCTGCAGAATTTATAACTAGCGTGTCGGAACATAAAGCCTTTACGCCTGATAATAATAAAGGCACTGCTTCAGACACTAAACAGGTTCACAAAAAAAAGGAAAATTACATTGACAATCTCCTCAATAAATACTCTAGAAAGTCCAATTAGATATGAACAGATCTGAGTTTATCAATGAATTTAAAAATTTACAGAATTGTGCTCTTCCAAAAACCTCTTCCCTCGAAAAAAATCAAATATGCGTTGCTATTGCAAGTCTGCTGAATGAGACGATGGCCTTAGATGAAATTTTACAAGTTTATTCCGGATCAGCTTCCAAAAACTATTTAAGTAGCATTCAAAGTATACATATGCAATATTTATACTGCATATTAACAAATAACTGGTTTGGCATGAAAAGCCTATACAGAATTAATAGTGAACTTCTTCTTAAATTAACACTACTCGTTTCTGATTCGTCAAAGTCCCCTGTACCAATATCTAAAACTACGTTTCGCTTCTTGAAAGAAGAGCTGGCTAGAGTTAAATTAAACTCCAATCAGAGGAGAATGATCGGAAAAATAGAAAATTACTTCTCAAAATATTCCGATATCATTCACGATAAGAGCACTCATGACATTCAATCAATCAGTTATTTAAGTGCACAAATATCTAACGTTTTTTTATTTAGCCAGCTAGACATGGATATTATTAGAGAATTTAATAAATATTTCTACGTAGTCCTCTTTCCATTGTTTAACGTTAATTTTTATCGCCTAGGCTCTATCGAAAGAACGCGGCTGAAAGAATCAGTAAAAATTGATAAATATGACCTAATAAAAAATGAATTTTTAAATTTTTAAAAATCTTGTCTGTTTTTCTATCTCATATGCAAGATTTTTTATTTTAAAGGTAAAACGAACATACGTTTGAATTTTAACCAAAAAACTACACATAGAAAGGATATGAACGCTGTGCGTAAATGGAAAGAAGTTCCTCACCATCCTAATGTTTATAGGTATGAAACACGACGCGGGACTCGATATGGTATTCGTCGTGGATTTAAAAACAGTGTAGGAAAACGTGATGAATACACAAGATCGGGATTTACAAATTGGCACGATGCAGAAGGCGAATTAAAACGATTTGAAGCATCTTTAGTAACAGGTGGCATTAATCCTCTAACTCACCGTGGTGTTACCCTGAATGCTTATTTTGCTGCCTTGGTGAAGAACCGTGAGGAGCTCGGCGTTTGGCGGCCAGCTACAGTTATTCAAAAAAAGACATATTATAGAAAGCACCTACAAGAAAGATTCGGGAACCGCCCAATGAGCAAAATATCAAGATCAGAATATCAGCAGTTTATTGATGAGAAGATCAAATCAGGTTTGGCTCAAACCACAATGCGTACACTTAACTCAGTCATGCAGATCGTCATGAACGACGCTGAGCACAACGATATTATCCGTAAGAACATGCTCAGAGGCATCCTCATTAATGGTGCCAAGTTGCCTAAAGATGTTTCCATTACCGATGAAGACTATGCGAAATTCATGGCCACAGCCCAGAAGCTCTTGAATAAGTATCAGCTTACAATGCTGTACCTTTTGACTCTTGGTGAGCGGCGTGAAGAACTCGCTGGCCTCCAATTTCGTTCATTTAAACGAGGAACAACCGAAGGCAAGCTATACTATGAAATCACTTATTATGTTGGCAGAACGCCGCAGCAGCCATTAGGCGGTCCCTTAAAAACTCCTAGCAGCTATCGCACAAACTATGTGACAGGCCCAATTATTGACTACATTGACTATTCCCTTCAGTATGCAAAGAACATTTTGACACGTACTCATCGAGAGATTGGGCCCGAGACATTCATATATCTGAATGAGAAAACTGGGATGCCAGTTCATCCGAGCAACATCAACCGAAATCTGTTTCAACGTGTTAAAGAGGCAACTGGAATTGAGCTTCGTCCGCATATGTTGCGTCACTATTTTGCAACCCAAGCGCTTCAGGACGGTTTGCCTCAAATGTCCGTCATGCACTGGTTAGGTCACAAAAACATCGACATGACAAACGACTATACCAGACCGACACGAGAAGGTAGCCTGAAAGTCATTAACGGTATGGGCCCAATCTTGTTTAAAAACGGTACCGCCGGCCCTGACGGTACAAAATGATTTTGTACCGCCGCTTGTACCGTCATTTTGTCTCAAACGATCCGAATATATCCAAAACGAAATCAAAAAAGCACCCCGTCCTTCACGCAAAAACCGCGATAGAACGGGATGCTTTCGTTTCATTAGCAGCAAAGGCTATTTGAGGGTAGTAACATCACCCTTTGATATGCAAGGAATCTTAAATGAATGTACCATCTTTGTACCGGAAATCCATGAAAACTACGCTTTCAACGCAAAATAGCCCTCCACCCGTGTAAGCGAGTAGAGTTACCTAAGCCGGCATATGTAAACCTTTTGCCTTTTTGGGGCGATTCTGTCAACTTTATGCACAAAAATAAGCCTCCCTGAGCAAAGGAGGCAGAACGACAAGGTATTACAAGCTGGCTAAAATTTTTAGTTGCTTACGTATCTTATTTTACAGCATTATGCCCGTGCTTCAAAGCAACAAAAAAAGCCCTCCACCCGCGTTAGCGAGCAGAGGGGTATTTTTGTTACCTGATGTACAGGCTTTCGCCCGGATAAATCAGGTTGTAGATTGACTTGCCATTGTTGGCGGCTAACGTGTACATGCTGATTCCGTACTTATAGGCAATACTCCAGAAGCTATCACCAGAGCGGACTGTGTAGTACATGTGCGAATAGGTTTGCGTATTTGAACTGCGCGAACCATAGCTCTCCCCACCATTCACGCCCAAGGCAACATAATGATACCTGCCTGAGTAGCTGAGATAACGTGCCCAAACATATGTGCCACGGATATACACGTGATCATAAATCACACTTTCACCGGGTGCATAGCTACCAACGGATGCATAGCCGGTGCCGGCACCAGTGCGGATGTTAACAGTCGCGGACGGCTTGAAAACACCAGTTTGCGCATAGTCGGTATCACTGGCTGCGGTTGATTGCGCTGGTTTGCTTGGTGCTGGGGTGATAGGTGTTACTGGTTGCTTCGAGTAGCCATTATCGGTGACACCAAGCAAATCAATATTACCGTCGAGGCCTTGCGACAGCCCAAATGCGCTCGTGTACTGCCAAATAGCTACCCCATCCATACTTGGAAAATAACCATAGTCTGGTTTGGTAGTTGGCATATAATCACGGTAAGCAGCGATCCAAAGGCTGTCAGGAAACTCTCTCAGAATGCGCTGATAGTCAACATGTGCCAATGTATACGGTTTGTAGCTGTAATACATCGGTGTGTAACCCTCAGCTTGAATGCGCCGCATGCCAGCTAAAATGGCATCCGTATTAGCTGCCATATTGCCAGAAGCACCATCTTCGTAGTCCAAAGCAACGATGCTTCCCTTTGGTGTCTGCGCTTTGATACGAGGCATATAACGGTCAAGTGCTTCTAACCCCAACTGGCTACTTCCACCAACGCCATACCAGATGTAGCTATGCACACGTTTTCTTGCTGCCTTTGCACTGGCAATTTGGCTATCGTACGTCCACTGATCGATGTAAGTACCACCGTAAGTCCCACCAATCTGAGCGATGACGAACTTATCTTGATCGGTGCCGTATCGTCCACTTGCTCCCTGATACTTTGACCAATCAGGTCCCTGATCACCCTTTGCTGCATTGACCTGCGATGGCAAGGCAAAAGAAATAGCCGCGAAGAAGGCGACTACCAAGGTGATTAGTTTAGTTTTAAATTTCATGGTGCCCTCCTTATTGCTGTGGAGCAACAGATGTCGGTGCTGACTCCGCCGGTGCTGCAGAAGACGTCTCTGGAACCACTTCACTAGCAGCAGTTACCTGGTCAGCCTCTTTATCCGCTTGCAGTGCCTTAATCTGGTCCTCTAAGGACTTGATCTTAGCTGCCTTGGTGGTAATGAGTGCCGGGTAAGCTAACGCCTGTTGGCTGTCGCTGACGCCCTCTGTGGTTGGGTCAACGGCAACCCCCACAATGGTCAACAGTGCAAATACTGCATTGATCACTGCGGTGAGCTCCTTGCCCAAGTTGGCAAAATCCCAGTTGTAACCGAAAACCGCTGCCACTGTTTGTACAACCAACAAAGCTGCCGGCACTAATGCCAGCCAGAATTTGACGCTTAATACTCGTACTTTCCAATTAATTTTCATACTGAACATTCCTTTCAGTTTTTAATCCGAAGTTGCAAAACTTTGTTATATAGCGCTTCGCCCGTTCCGTTACCGCCCAGTGCTTTGTAGCTGCTGAAAAGGTAATTAAGATCGTCCAAGTCGTCCGTGCTGATATACCCCACCTCGATATGATGGTTACACAGCATGTAAACCTCATGATGAAGCAAACCGACAAGGCCTGAATCAATTGCCTTTCCATGCTTTCGATGCATGCGCCATTGGCTTGCAAACCAACCAAACAAAGCTCCACCACCCAACTCCACAAACATATCTATCCAACTCTTGAAATCCACATCTTTATACTTCCTTCCACAAAAATAGCCGCTAGCTTTTGCTGGCGACATAGTCACTGCCTGTAATTTGTTTGTATTGGTCCTCCGTTATTTGCCGCCCCACGTACTGCTCTATCGGGCACCCCCAAGAATGGAGCATACTGCAAAATTCAAAGTCACTCATTTTTTCCACCATCCTCAATCTTTGTCACGCGGGCATACAATGCAGCGATCATCTGCTGTTCAGGTGTCGGTGTTGGCATTGCATCAGCCGGATAAAGATCAGTAACTCGCTGCTGATCGACAACAATTTTGCCGTCAACCAGCTTAGAAGCACCTGCGACAATCTTTTTGAGTTCATTCTCGTCTATATCAACCACATTATCGCTTGTGTAGTCGGTCCCCCATGCATAAATGAAGCCATCGGCTTGTGTATCAAGTCTTACTTTCATATCTACCACTCCTAATATTCATAAACGCCAACTAACACAACGCCACCTGCGGCACCGTCTGAATTCTTTGTGTTTCCATCAATATGATCAGCATAAGCATATACATACTTCGAACAATTGGCATTGCCATAGTTCATGATGCTTAGAATTCGTCCAGCGCCTGGGTACTTAAGCACACTCGTTTTTGAGATCTCCGTTTCGCGGATTCCTGTACCAGAAAACGTTCCGTTTGAGTATTCACCCCAGACTAGTTTCCAGCCATTCAGACAATCCGTAATCTTCTTTGAAGGGGTTACAGACTGAGCATTGCCAGACCAGCCAAGAAGCGAAACCCCTTGCCACAAAGTATTTGATACGTGATTCAGCTGATAGATTTTAAGCGCATCAAGGCTACTCGTGATCCATTTGAGCGGATCGCTTGCTGTTTCTTGATAATTGCTTCCCAGAGTTAGCATGCCCAGTGACATTTGCGTACTAGCCATCAGTGTTCCCTTGTTGTAGATATTGCTAAGAAAACCGAACTGGTCCATGACCACATGTGTGATATGAGTATTGTCAGTATCAGAATACGTATCAGTAACAATTGAGCCATCTGCTATTGTCGTTGTGCCATGAACAGAAAAATCGGCTGTGCCATCGGGCTTTATACCTTTAAAAGAGGAAATGAACTTGGAACCGGTAAATGTAACCCCGTTGAAAGTCATACCGTTGAAGGTTTCAGCAGAAAGAATCTTTGCGTCAATCTTATAAGGATTCCAAGCAGAACCATCATAAGTGTAATAGCCCGTTACAACGCCACTACTATCAGTTAACCAATGCATATCCCCTTTTTTAGGACCAGATGGATATGCAGCACCAACAGTAATGACCGGTACATTATCGCTCCCGTCTTTGCCGTCTCGACCATCAGTCCCCTTGAACAGTGCCCACGAGTATTTAGTCGGGTCCGTGCTATCTGCTTGGGTCTGGTCAACATATTGGCCGAAATAAGACTTACCATTGCCATCTGTGGTTGAAAAGCCTTGTTTCCCATCAATGCTGTTAGCATAGGCTGTATGAAAGTAGCTAGTTTTGCCATCAGCGCCCTT